ATTCTTTTTTCTTTTAAGATTCCATACATCTCCTCTTAAAGTTTTCTGACCACCAAAATCTCCATAATAATATATTATTTCGTGCTGTTTAAAATATTTATCTAAATGTTGTGCTGGATTAACTTTATCCCATATAATCATCGCTTTAGGTTTTCTAGCTATTTTAATCATAGCTTCTCTGAATAAATGAGCATACTGCCAACTACAACAAACATACATAGTTTCACATCCTAATAAGGAAGAAGTTAAAAAATCTACAAAAGACTCATCATCCATTTTATCATTCTTAATTTTTCTTTTGTCTTTAACTCCTTGATAATCAATATTGTAGGGTGGGTCTGTAAAAACCATATCTATTTTTTCTTTTTTAGTAACTAAGTCAATATTATCTATAAATGTACTATCCCCACACATAACTCTATGATTACCTAGTTTCCAAATATCACCTAGTTTAGATATAGGTTCTTCAGGTGTTTCAGGAACTTCATCTTCATCAGTTAAACCTTGTTTCTCCTCAAATAATATATCGTTAAGTTGATCTTCGTTAAAACCTAACAGATCTAGCTTAAAGTCTTTAGCTTCTAATTCTTTTATTTCCATTTTAAGTAATTCACTATCCCATTCTGATTCTTCAGCAGTTCTATTATCAGCTATTCTATAAGCATTTATTTGTTCTTCAGTTAAATTATCTATTACAGATACAGGAACTTGTTTGAGTCCTAATTTTTTACTTGCTCTAAATCTAGTGTGTCCAGCAACAATAACTCTATCCTTATCAACTACAATGGGTTGTCTAAAGCCATATTCTTTTAATGACATAGCAACTTTTTCTATTGCTGTTTCGGATAATTTTCTTGGATTGTTCTCGTATGGTTTTATGCTAGTTATATCAGCAATTTCAATTTTCATAATAAAACTTTATTCATAGATACTATACAACCAATAGGAAAACAATTACGATCTGAAAATACTGCCTCATTTTCGTCATAACTTGCAAAAGTCCATAAATACTTTTTATCTTTTTTAAAAACGTAACCTTGTGAAACCATTTGTGCTGGTCGCATATTTAGAAAATCTTTATTTTCTGCGTGACCTGAATCACCAAGAATATCGAGCCACTTGATAGAATAGAAATAGTATTTCTTCTTATCAATTAGAATGTGTCTAAATTGTGATTTTTTACGTCTTACCATTAGTGCTTCTTATTATTACTTGCTTCAATTAAAAGTTTTATTTGTAATTTTAATCTTTGATTTTCCAATGATAACTTTATAATACGTTTTCTCACATATTTAAAGATTCTTAATAGACCCATCATAAATTGTCTTTCAGAGGCATATTATCTTTAAATTTATGTTTCCACTTAATTTTACCTTTAATCTTAACTTGTGCATAATCTCCAAAAACATCTCCTGTATATACTATTCCATTGCTAGACTTATTTTTGATAGCTATATTAGTATATTGTTTATTAGTATATTGTGTATTAGTCAGAGGCGATAGCTGGTCAGGTGCTGGTTGTTCATTATCCACATACTGAAATTTATCGTAATTTATAACATTAATAATCGTAATATTTCGTCTAGGGTGGTTAGAGCTGGGCGTGAGCTGGGCGAGTCTTGTTGAGATCATACCTCGTCTTTTCAACCTTAAAATGAAAGTACGCATTTCAGAATAAGTCATTTTCCAAAATGTTGCGTTTTTTCTTAAAGGAAATATTAACTCTCCTCTTTTAACAAATATTCTACTATCTAAAAAATTAAGTGTTTTATCTTGGTGTGTAGCTGAACTTATCATATATAGCCAAACACTAGACTCTATTAAACTTCTAAAGACTTTATTTTTCCAAATTTTACGATAAACTAAAAAATATCCACTATCTGTCTTTTGCATCTCTCTATCTCCCTATTTACTTTTTCTAATATCTCTTGTTGTGTACCATATCTTTTCTCAAACTCAACCTTACCTAAATGCACTGACAGCTTTCCTGTTCTATGATGTTCAGGACATAAGGGTATAGTCGCAAAATGACTTGGACGCAATCCTAGACCTGTCTGTGTGCGAATATGATGTACTTCTGCGTTGGTTTCTCTCCCATCTTGAAAACAAGCATAACAAGGCATATTACCGATTGTTGCAAGTCTCTCACGTTCTATTTTATTTGGTCGCTTCTTTGCCATACAACACACTCCCTTTTGTATTTACTCATTGCTCTTTTACCTGAGTCCTCAACTTTACCATCAATTTGCAATTCTCGTATTCTTGCTGTTACAGAACTTAATGGTATTTCCATTTTATCTGCGATTTGATGGTTCGCAAGTGGATTATCAAGCAATAAGTCATAAACTTGTTCTTTTAATGTCAGCTTATCTTTTTTATTATAATAAGCACTTTTGCTTGTTTCACTATTTCGTTGGTAAGCTTCGTAGTCTAGTTTTAGTTGCATATCATTTCTCCTTTTTTTAAGGGTGGTGGATTAGAACTTTTTACGTTTATAAACCTTAGGGAGATTTTCAAACATCTAATCCACCGAGAGAAAATGATTGTCTTACGATTCTTATAACATACCTAAAGGATATTACAAAAATTTTCTCTTTTTACCCTGATTCGATTTGTAGTCGATTCTTATTAAATTTGCAATAATTAAAATATAAGTTGTGAATATAGTAAAAAAATGGCTATTTTACTAGGTTTTTTAGGGCTAGACAACACAACTCAAATAAACTACTAATTTCAGTATGAATAAAAACTTAGGAGAGAGCATAATGATGAAAAGTGGTGAAAGTGTAATTTATAGAGGTCATACGATTTCTTGTAATTACAAAACAAACAAACCAAATAGTCAAGTTGGTTTTGATGTAATAGATCAAGATGAGGGAATACTAGGCAGATATACTTCATACGATCAAGCTGAAAAAGCTGTAACAAAAAATAGAAATCAACAGTTAAAAAATAAATGGTAATTAAAACAGGGGGTTTAAAAAACCCCCATAACAAAGGGAGAGCATAATGGCAACTAAACCAATAAAAAGTACAAATCCAATAAAACAAAAAGTTGTTAAAACTTTTAAAGATAAATTTGGTGCAACAAAAATAACTTCTGTTGTTTTTGATAATAAATCTAAAATTTATTATGCAAATTGTTTTAGAAAATTTATGTGGTTGGGTGGACAACAAGTAAATGAGTCAGAAATAGAGGAGAGAGCATAATGAAAAATTATAAAATATATTATTGTAAGACAACTAAAAGATTTTACAGGGTTTGGAATACAAAGGTGGTAGCATAATGCCATTATTTACTTTTGTAGGAAAAGCTAAAGATTGGGAGAAACAATTTAAAAAAGAATTTGGGGGACTACCCTCAGATACTACATTAGAAGATGTAGTTAAAAACAAGGGGTCTATTTTGGGAAACCATGTAGATTCTTTTATAAAGGAAAAAGCAAATGAACAAAAAAACAGTTCAAGCTTCAAACTTAAAATCAATAGTAAAAGCAATCAAGCTTCACCAAAAGGACAAAAAGAAAATGTCTAATGGTCAGATTGATGTTTATATGAATCAGCTATTGAAACAAAGTTTGAGAAGTATGAGAGCAATATAAGTTAACTAGGGGAGAAACTAATGAAGAAAATGATAATGTTAATAGGGCTATCTATCACTCTACTTCAAGGGTGTGCAAGTTACAAACCTGTAATAGATACAAATGGAAGATCAGGTACTTTCAACGAAGATAAAGCAAGAATGATAACTAATGATTTACAGCATTGTAAAACATTGGCAAAAGACAATACCAACACTTTAGTTGAGTCAGGAAAAGCAGTTTATAATGTATGGTGGAGAGCAAGTACATTATGGTTATCTGATAAGCTAGAATATAAATATCCAAAAATTTATAGAAACTGTATGAACAATAGAGGTCATAGTGTCGTTAATTAATTACAAAGATATAAAAAATCTTCCTAAAAACAAAAAAGATAAAATTAGCATTTATGAAATTGTTTTTCCTAAAAGTTTGGATACAAGACTTAAAAATAATTTATTTAATGCAGAAATTCGTGATCTTGGGTCGATAAGAGATAAATACTTAGATGACCCTAGATTTTATAGATTATTACCAAATTTTGGAAAAAAGTGTTCTAAAGTCTTAGAAGAATTAATATTGTATGCCTATCCTGACCTTTATAAAATTAGTCCAAAAGTTTTATACACATTTAATTCTAATTATATAAATCAAGAGGAGAAAATATGTACACAGATAGTCAAGTAAGAAACATAAGTAATATAAAACAAAGACTTCGTGCTACTCTTACCACTTGGAATGGTGCTAGTAGAGAAGATAATAGAAAAAAGTTCTTTGAGTATCTCGGAATAAGAATGAGACAAAGAAGATTAGAACTAGGATATACGCAAACAAGAATTGCCAATATCTGCAAATGTACTTTTCAACAAGTACAGAAAAGGGAAAAGGGTAATAATAAGATACCTTTAGATGATCTTATAATCTTATGTGAAGCTACACATACAGATTTAGATTACTTCTTTAGACCTTTAAGAAAACTAAATAAAAAACTATATATAAATGGGAGAAATGATGAGTAAGCAATATATTAAAGATAAAAATGGTGTAATAATTGGAGAATATAATTCAAAAGCAAAAGGTTATAGATATTATATAAATGGCGAACCAAAATCTAGTGTTACAACAAAAATTGGCAAAAGAACAAAACCTGATTTTCAAAATTGGTACAAAAGAAATAGAGATGATTCTATAAAAGAGATAATGATTATGGAAGATAAGCCAATAGACCAAATCAATAAATTTATTCAAAAGGTAAAAGAAAGAGCAGAAAGTAAAGAATCTTATGGTAGAGAAATAGGTTCTGAATTACACGAATGGATTGACTTATATTTTAAAAGTAAAAAGCAACCAGCATTTCCTGAGTCAGAACCATTGAAAACTATGGCACAAAAATGGTTAAAATTTTGGAAATCTCAAAAATTTAAATTAATAGCAAGTGAAACACCATTATATAGTCCTAAATTTGATACTTGTGGGTGTGATGATGCCATTGTAACAAAAGATTCTTGGAAAGGTCAAAAAGCAGTTATTGATTGGAAAACAAGTAAAGATTATAGTTTTGACCAACCAATTCAAGTAGAAATGTATAGACGATTTATTGAAGAAACTACAAACTTTAAAATACAAAAACTAGCTATTGTTAATATACCAAAAGAACCTGAAAAAGAGGTTACAATGTTTATTGTAAAAGCTAAAGAATATTTTAAAGCTTTCCAAGCTATTACTTATTTAGATAATATGGAAAGTAAATTTAAAGACGACTTAAAAAAATGGAAAAAGGAGAATAAACAAAATGTATAAAAAATATGGAAAAGATGACTTTGAAACTCACAAGCTAGAAGTTACATTATTGCATAATCAAACTGCTAAAGCTGGTGGTTGGGATTATAAAAGTATGAGCAAAGTTCAAATGTATGACACAACAGCAAAAAGAAAATATAGCCCTTATCAGTTTCAACAATGGTTAGAATCCCCTCATATAATGGCTATGATTAAAAAAGGTGCTAATTTAAAAATTGCTACTTATGACTATGAAGATAATCCAACTAAATATGATGATGGCAATAGAAGAAAATTAGTATTTTATTTTAGTGCATTAAAGAATCCACCAAAAAGAAATGAAAACATTGATGGGTTAAAACCTATTGGTCAATCTGTTCCAAGATATACTGAACAACCAATGACACAAGCACAACCATCTGCACCTGACCACGCAACTACTGCACAGCTATCTGATTTAGATGATGAAATACCATTTTAATTTATGGATAGAGAGCATAGAGGAAATTTAGACTTAGAAGTTAAGATAAAAGATTTAGAGTTTGAATGTAAAGCTTTAAATAAAAATAATGAAATATTTAAAGAGCATAACGCACAACTTATAAACACAATAGATCGTTTAACTACTATGAATAAATCTCACAAAACAATTAATGGTCAGTTAAGAGTAAGATTAAACAGACTAGAAAAAGAAGTTAGAGACCTAAGAGCAAAAGTAAAAGATGATGAAGAACTAATAAAAGATTTATATGAATACCCATAAAATAAAAGAGAAGTTAGAGTTTTGGTCTTTGTATTATAGGCAAGAGATCATTTGGTTTTTAATAGGATTTATAACAGGAGTGATAATATGGTAGAAACATTTGAACATTTAAACAGTAAGCAAGTATATTTAGAATTAGAAAAAGCTAGTAAAGAATGGAAAGAGTGGCAGGGTAAAAGTATTATTTTAGATGAAGCTCGTAAAGCTATATTTAGCAAACTTTTCTTAAAGTATAAACTTGATTCTAAAACTGTAATAGAAGCAGAACACAAAGCTAGAACAGATCAAGAATATACAGATATAGTAAAACATTATGCAGATGCCGAGAGCAATCTTATTAAAGCTAAACTGCACTATAATAATCTTGATAGATATGCGAGTCTGAAACAAAGTGAACTAAAAAGAGATTTAACACTTATGAATAAACAAGAGGGCTAATGACAAAACTGTACTTAGATAACAATGGTCATTATCAAAAAGAAAAAGAGAAAATAAATTGGGGTAAGGTTATAGCCATATCAACAGTTTATATTGTTATTTTTTCTTTGATGGTGTTCTATGTTTATCTATTGCTTAGTGAGTAGTAAAATCTAAGCTTGATATATCTGTACTCTCAGTAATCTCAGTTGTTGAGATGCTATAATTACCAACAAAAGCATCTTCCTTTTCATCTATCTGATTAAGCATATTGTTTACTTTAGGGAAATGTGGAGTCTGATCTATAAAGATAAAACTTGCTCTACCCATATTGTTATTAGTCAATATCTCAACAGTTAATTCAGTTATTACAAAATCTATTTCGTTACTCATACTTCACAATATAGATATTTTAGATTAAATTAAATTATTTTTTACGGAATATCTGTGTACCTTTAATTCCAAAAATACTAGCCACTACAAGAATCCATAAGTTAGTGAACCAGCTAGGAAGATTTTGAAAATGCTCAAAAAATAAATTTATCTTTGCCATTGCTTCAACATCATTTGAGAATACTCCATATGCCAGCACCAAAATTGGCAAAGTAAGAATAAATAAAACTACCTCGTCCTTATAGTCTGATTGTCTAGCTTCAAGTAGTTTTCCTTGATATGCTTCTTCTCCACGACTTTGCTTTTCTGCGTGTAGTAATTGTGCTTCAGACATAGCAACTTTTGCTCTTTGCTTGTTAGCATAAATTTTACTTCCAGCAGATACTGCTAATTTAATTGCACTAAACCACATTATAATAACTCCTTTAATAATTCGCAATAATGTATTGCTTTATCTATATCTTCTTTACCATTTTTTTTATCATAACGACAGATGTACTTAATAACATTACCTTGAATAAAACTAAGCTTGTTAGCAGTTATAAATTCAATAGGTTGTATTTTAAAATCTTTATAGTGCTTGGTACTACCCACTTGTCTATCTAAAGCACTCTCCGTTGCTCTCTCGTCTTTTAAAGCATACTTTCCACAACATTTCTTCTTCATACTATCTTACCAATCCAATCGCCTTTTTTATTAATAACCATAGGAAGTAATCTTGGTATTCCATTTAGTATTATTCCACAACCTAATATAAATCTTGTTTTAAAATTTTTTGCGTAGGAAAAAGCCATGCTTTTTTGGTTGATGAGACAACCTACATTCATAGCAAAGAATAAATTGTCAGGATTTGCCCAATAGCTTATTAAGAACTTAGTATGATAGTGTCCTTGAACACAATTCATTCCCATAGTTTGAGATACCTTTAATACATCTGCACTTCTTCCATGAGTAAAGAAACATCTTTGACCATTAGACATAGTAAGAGTTAAATCATCAATCCATTTCCATTTTCTAGTTCCTAAGAACTCTCCATATGGTTTTAGGAATTGTTTAGACATTCCATATTTTAATGCTCGTCTATAAACTAGACTACTATGGTTGCTATCTACTTCTATTACTTCAGGAAATATATCTTCTAATACTTTTATATATTCTTTTGCTTTATCTAGTTCCATACCAGCAGAATATAAATCAGGGTTGCTGTCGTGCATTGATATTGCGTGAAAGTCTAAGAGATCGCCAATGTTCACAATCTTGTCCGGTCTAAATTCTTTTTTAATTTCTTTTAAAAATTTTATTGAGTCCTTATGTTGATAAGGCAAGTGCATATCAGAAATTACTAATATTCTTTTGTGATTCATACAAGTTCTACTTGTACTATTAATTTGAAATAATGTAAAGGAATTGGGATATTACAGCTAGACCTACACCACAAATCAGATACAAAATTCTATCTATATCTCTTTGCATATGTTTAAGATGATTCGTTTCTATAATGTGAATTTTTTGATGTAGTAATTTAATTTTACCATCAATCTCTATAAACTTTTCATTTGTAGTAGTTGGCTTTTTCATAACTACCTTTTACGTTTTTTTCGTCTTAAATCAAGGTCGTGTTTTCTTGAACCTCTTAAAAAACTATTTACTCTACCCATACTCCAACTAGCCATAGAAGTACGAGGTCTTGAACCAGCACCTAAAAAAGCACCTTGACCTCTACGATAAACCTTTTTTAACTGACCTAATGTTATATTTTTTCTAGTCTTTGCTTTTGCTCTAAGTGTAGTAATAACTTGTTTAGATAATGGTTTTCTTTTAACTGCCATTATTTTACTCTCGCTTTAAACATTGATCTTGGAATAACTTGTCCTCTTTTATATAGACTAGACATAGATTGTAATAATTTTGCTCTTGATGATCTTTTTCTACCTTTAAGTCCTGATAGATATTTTTTAGGTAAATCTGTTTTCTTATCTTTTGGAACTCTACGTCTTTTCATTTTCCTACTGACCTCATTGCTCTAATATGTGCTGATTGAAAAGTAGCACCTTTTTTCATAGCGAGTGCCATAGACCTCATATGTTTTAAACTATGATGTCTTGCGTGTGATCTCATAGTTTTTTGTTGTCTTGGTTTAAGGTCTTTAATAATATTTTTTATAGATGCTACTTTAACCATTATCTTTTCTTCTTCTTTTTTTTCTTCTTTTTCTTTTTCATTGGTCTTGAATATCCGTAAGCCATAATTATTTCCTCTTTTTAGTTTTCTTCTTTTTCTTCATAATTGCCATTTGCAAACCTTTAGGCAGTTTTTTTTGTTTCTTAGTTAGTTTCATATTTTTTCCTAGTTTTGTAGTTTTCCATCTGACCATTTTGCGTCAGGTAATCCATTAGTAAACTCCTTGCCTGAATAAGTCAAAACTTGTTTTCTATTACTTCCCTCAACAAAGCTACAATGAATCCAACCTGAGTTAGCTTCACCTGTCCAATATTCTAAAATGAGTTGGTCAAAATCCACGTTGTTAGTAAGCCATAATGCTACTTGTAAATTAGAAACACCAGCAATCTCAAAATCTACCGCTTGCCCCTTTGCATGTTGGCTCGTTTTTTTACTACCGATTGCTTCGCATAGTTCTTCTGATCTATAACCTGATGTTATAATAATAGGTTTATCAAACTTGGCTCTAACAGGTTCAAGAACACCATAACATAAATCAGTTAGGTTTTTTATCTCTCCACTACCAGCTTCATTCTTAATACCTTTACGAGTAGCTGTCATAGACTTTGTGAACTCTATAAGCTTAAAGTGTTTTGAAAGTTGCATCTAACCTCTAGGGTTTAGTTGGAAAAGTCTTATTCTTGGCTTTAGCTTCAGTATTCACACCATTCGTAATATCACGAAGTTGTTGTCTGTAAGTTGTCATATCATCAGACATAGT